CAACATAATTAGGCACTTTGTCTTCAGGGTTATACTCTGTATGAGTAAAAGCTTCTAAATGTAATTCTGCTATCTTGTTCATAGTTAATAAATGTATTTACCTACCCATACAGTTTGACCTTGGGGGTTGGTGGTTGTTTTAGGTTCATCTTTGTGGAAGTCGGGCATCTGTTTGAATGTCATTTCACACTCAAACCAAATAGGCATCTTTGGTTGTGAGAGGGATTGGATGATTTCAATAGGGTGTCTAACATCTATTTTATGTTCATCTTCTCTTGCCATTAAAATTGCTTTTCTCATATCCTCCTCTGTATAATTGTACTTCTCTTTGGCTTTGTTGTAGCCAATAATTATTCCTTGATACACATCATCTTGAGCAGTTTCATATACTGAATACTCCTTAGATAGTTTATCAGCCAACTTCTCAACATCATCTTCTTGTTCAAGTGGTGGTAGTAAATCTAAACCATATAAGTTCTGTCCTTCTAATGGCAAATGTGCTAATATTTTTTTTACACCTACACTTCTTTCTAAGTTTAATTCTTTTGATGCCTCCTTGCTTGCACAAAAATGAGGACTATTTGTTCTCGGCAAATAGTACCAATCACCTTCTTTAATCTCTGAATCATCTACTGCAAGCAGATAGTTTTCTGTTTTAATTGTTTCGTGTTTCATTGTTTTACAATTTCAATATCTAAAGATAAGTAAAATAGTTCAAAGTACCAAATTAACATTCGCGAGACTTACCATGAATATATTTTACGGTTGGAAACCGTAAACTATACAATCCAGATTGATTTTTTGTTTCTTCAAAATACTTAACAGTTATAATTTTATTAAGAATTTCATTTGGATTAGTTTTAAAGTATTCCCTTTCTTCAATACTAAATCCTGATCCAACAGAAACTCTATTTCCTTTATGCTCAATAACTACATTGGAAAGAACATCTTTGGTAACTTCCAATCCATTTTCAATCATTCTAAAAGGCCCAATTTCCAAATCAATTACCTTATATTCAGCGTCCTGAAACGATTTACATTTGAGCATGTTTTTACTTCGTTTACCTTCATACACTGAATTTGAATCACGCAAAATTAATCCTTCCCATTTATTACCATCTGCATTTTCCATAAGTTCAATATAATGCTTTTCATCTACTATTGTAATTTGAGTTACAACTTTCAAATGATTAAATCCTTTTTCTTTGGCATTATACAAATAAGCATTCAACTCAGAATACCTACTAGAATACACTTTATTTCCTAATTTACTTCGAAAGTCACTGCCTTCAATTATATCAAATACTAAGTATTTCGGGTTAGAGATTGTATGATCTTTTCTACGTATTTGCTTCATAATTTCAGAAAATTTTTCTGTCTCAAATTTTGTTATTTTTTTAATTTTAACTTGTTGCATATTTCCAAATATAATTTTTAAATGACTCTCTTTTACCTTTACAAGTCGCAATAATTTGATCTTGCGAAAATCCTAAACTTTCGTATATTAGTTTACTTGACTCCCATTCTTGTATAATATTACCTTCTATACTCAATTGAAGTATTTTTCGCTTAGGTTTTTTAAATTTAATTTTATGATTGCTGCTGAGCTTACGTCCATACATAGGATTACCTATACCTTTTCTTAATTCGGAAAACGTTTTTTTAGATTCTACAGACCATTTAGTTCCTTTATTATGACCATGACCCACTAAATTAATTTTTTTAAGCTGCCCTTGCCTATTAGACTCAATTCGATCTATAGAATGCTTGATACCTTTATTCGCTTTTCTAATTTTTTCTCCAAATCCAGCAGGTTTAGGCTTTCTCATTTTTTCTTTAGTTTCTTTTGAAAGTCCATTTCTAGAAAACATTTCTTTAGCTTCGCTATATACTCTGCTAGAAATCGTATAATACTGATGTCTTTTACTTTTTTTAGTACACATCATCCAAAATGAGTGAGCTAACTTTTGATTAAAAGGATATATTCTAATCAAAAGCCAATGACATATAAAGTGTTCTCGTGCCGTTAAATTAACTAGATTACTTTTATCATTACTTCCATTCATACACTTTGGTATTATATGATGTCGTTCTTTATATCCTTCTAATTTTCTATTTTTTGCACGATTAATTATTTGATCGTAAATTTTCTGATAATCCATATTAATATGTTTAATATAAATATGAGTTAGACGAATTTATTTCATAACACTCTATAAATAAATAATATCATTAATGGTACAATCTTTAGCTAATTTAGATCCGTTAGAAGTAATTACTGTATCATTTTCATGCAATTTTAAAACGTTTCCATTTTCTAACTCAAATTCATAGAAATTATCCACTAAACAAATTTCGCCGTCTAATACTTTGTCTCTTAAATTGAGTTTAGCAATTTCATCTTTAACTTTTTGTAAAGTTTCAAACTCATTACCTTGACGAGACCAAAGTGACACTGCTCCATTTTCATCTATAACGGCTAAACATCTTACTCCATCTAATTTACGAGACGCATACCAAATGTCTTTTGTAAAATCAACTGATACATCTTCAAACGGAGTTGCTAACGCAACATCAAATGAAGGTATTAGACCAGGAATAACTTTGTTAATTAAACTGCTACCCATTCGAATTTCCAAATCTTTGCCAATGATTTTGTAAATTATATCTTTAAGCCCCTCATTATTTCGGCAAAACATATTAACAGAATTAATAGCACTGTGACCAGTAATAGTTCTAGATCGCAAATCATCAAATAGGTCAAACATATCATCATACAATCGACCCGTACCCAAATCATGATAATAATTTTTTTCTAGCGATTCGGGTGTAACGTAATACTGATAAAATGGATTGTAAGTGTAATACAATACTTTACGTACTAACTCGTACGATGCATAATTACTTAAAACTGTTTTTTTGTAGTTTGCAGAATTGTTGTCGTTTAGTTCTCGCAACATACTTTGAATGATGTCTATTTTTTTCATACAATAAATATATGTAAATTTACTGAAAAAACCTAATCTGTAACATAATTATTATAAAGAAATATGATACTACAAGCAGAATCGTTAGGTGTTTTTGAAACATTATCCCAATATGGAGCACTAGGTGTAATTACACTAGGTCTAGGCTCAGCATTGTGGTTTATGTTAAAACGCCAACTACAATCAGAGGATACACTTAAAAAACAAGTGGATGATCTTCAAAAAGAAATGACTGAATATATCAGAGGTGACCAGCAACATCTTAAAACAAGTATTGATAACAATACAGAGGCACTTCGAGACTTAAAAGATCTTATCTTAGAGGAATCAGCTCCAAAACGTACTACAACCCGTTCACGTACTACAACTCGTAAAAAATGAAAATAAGTAAAGGTACAGCAATGCTAGGTATCCTAGGCGGAGGTCTAGCTTTAGTTTTAGGCCAACTAGGTACTGTTGGGCAAAAACATCACAAAACTGTAGAATCAGCAGTTGAATTAGTTAAGGAAAATCAAGAGATCAAGCATGCTAATGATACTCTAGTTGCAACAACAAAAGAACTCAAACAAGTAATCAAACAAAAAGATGAACAAATTCACCAACTTGACTCAATTGTTGAAGAAGCAACTTCAGCTCCTGCCCCTACTCGTAAGCATGATGATGATGATGATCTTGGGAACAGCAAAAAATTCACTATCGGCGCAATATCCGATAACTAAGGTAATACGCAAAGATACCGTAGTTATAATGCTGAAATCTCAGGCTGATGAGATTAACAGAGTATTTGCTGAACAAAGAGATAAAATACAACAGACAACCCAAACCACAATTGTACTAAATACCAACATCGATAGCCTATATAACTGGCTAAGTGTAGCAGCAAAATATAATGGCTTGCTTTTTTACCATCCAACAGATTCAACATTACAATTGGTTGATTTAAGATATCACACTTGGTATGTTAAGCGTAATGGCTCTATCCATTTAAAATCAGTACCACATCGCGAAAGACCACAGTGGGAACAAGATTGGCGTGATAACCCAGAAGAAATGTATATGCCAACTCCGTTCAATCTGTTTGATAACATAAGAAAAAAATATATATTAAATGTACAAACAGTACCAAAATTATGATCTTTTTAAGTAATAAAAATTACTTAAAATACCCCTAACTTACCCCACTCTTTTTTATTCTGACTTATGGGCTTAACTAGCTTACCTCTGCCCCCACGTTATTACCATCCTGTTTCCCTCACATACTCAAACCCGACATTTGTATATACATATATAAACAACATTAAAACGAACATTTTATCATCAGACGTTATACAACATTTTGGTTAAACCTCTTCAGATGTTCTATTGTCATTCCTAACAATTCAGAATACATTGGAGTATCGTATTCAATTTTTCCAATTTTTCTAGTATCAACAATATATTTTTTACTTGAAGATGGGATTGTTAGAACCATTGCTTCTCCAAAAGGTACTTCTTCAAAAGAAACATTTAACCATTTGATTTCTTTTCTAATGTCGTCAATAAATTTACCTAAATTTTCCATATTTAATTTGTATTTATTTTGTTTTTAATTATTGGTTGTCGGGGTTGTTAAATATTGAAAGTGTCAAAATGATCAAAATAATGAATAGCATATGAACCATTACATTCTCCTGCAGGATTGCCAAATATTAAAGGCTCTGCATTGCCATCGGAGTCATCTGCCCTAAACCAACGATCACCACAGCATTCACAATCTGATTCAGTTTCAACCCCATCAAAATACAAACCAATTTCCTCAGCTCTTGCATTAGCTTCTTTGGCATCATGTGCTTCAATGATTACATACTCACAAATACCATCATGTTTACATTCATGAAAATGTCCACCTGAGTTGTTTTGGTTAAATGTAAAGAAAAATGTTGCTTTCATAACTTGTTGTTTTTATTAATTTACATACATAAATATAAGAAATAAAATTCAATACAACAAATTTTTCTACTGATTTAAATAAATTATCTGATAAGATCCTCGATCGAAATACTTCAAATTCGGAAACGACTTGCGCAGCAGCTCTCGATATATCCTCGCTTTCGATTCACGCTCACCTGCCCGCGTACCTAACCCGGAAGCTGAAAACGTAATTTGCGTGATGCCCGGCCTCGCACGAACAAATGCGGTAACCTCCGCGGCAATTCTCCGAAGCACTTTAACTGCATTTGTAGTAGTGCCACGCGTCGCTGTTCCAGAACCTTCATGCGTAAATGAAATGGCCAGGGTATTTTGATATCGATCCAGTTCTAAAGTGTATGTTTCTCCGTCGATGTCTAGCTCGATAACATGTAGTCCGCCTTGTTTTTTTACAACAGACTCAGGAATGCAGTAGTATAAGCGCATGGCCATTTATTAATAAATATCAGACGCGGTATATTTATTTATGTACAAATACTCGAGTATATGATTAAATTGAAAAGCCTGTTGGAAGAAATTGATTTTGGAACGCTGTTATGGGCCGACCCGACCACGGCTGAATCAAGTTCTCGATATCTGCGATTTTTAACGAAAGTATATGGTCGTGCACGCGAAAACGATACTCGAGAAGAAGCAGAGCTTTGGCGCGCGATTCGTGGGTATCTTGCAAGCTTGCGCAAGCGTGGTATTGATGATGAAGCTTTGAACCAGCTGTTAACCATGAAAACGAAATTTCCAGCACAGTTAGATCCACAATTAAAGCCGGACGATCGTTTGTATCGTGGCCAGACTTTATCGATTGCCGAGTTAGCGGATTGGATAGAAACGGAACGATATACATTGACTCCTGAAGGTAGAAATTGGTGGAAACTGTCAGTTAACCGACTGCCTGTTACATCGCGAAGCGAAATTTTCATTTCCATGACAAAATCTCTTGCCACGGCTTCGGAATTTGCGCGCACACCTAAACCGTCTGGACGATATCCGGTAATAGTATCGTGTCGATATAAAGATGTTGAATCGCAGGCTCTGATGAATTCTGAATATTTAGAATTGCTAGGAGATTTTACAGAACAGGAAGTTTGGATAGTAGGTAATACCATGTCAGCGAGTGAATTGTATATTATATCACCCTGGACAGACTCGATAATACATCAAGCCAGCTGGTCTACATCTCGTAGCGATCGCGCGCGAATTGCACGAGCTTTGAAACGGCGTGGATTTTCCAAGAGTGACTCGTTGAAGTAAGTCGATGATTGCACTGTATACGCGCGTGAATAGACGTGAATAGACGAAAATGGTATTGAATAGTATTGAGAGTGAATAGTATTGAGAGTGAGATTGAATAGTTATTAGGTGCTACCTAAATCCAAATTTCAAGGTCTATAGCAAAAAAGTTAACGCTTCATTAAAAATTAGAAATTGACCGGCCGACCGCCGATCAGATCGCTTGGTTTTTAAGGTTATTCTACCCTTGATTTCCTAGGGTAAATTACCTATGTTACCCTTGATCGTGCTAGCACTACCCTTGATTTCCTAGGGTAGTTTATCTGCTTTACCCTTGATTGATCTAGGGGGCCCTTGATTGTTCTACCCTTGATCTGATAGGGTTATAGTATTGTTTTAAACAATGTTTTAAATGACCTTTTTGTAACATATTTTTATTTTTTCATTTCAAATGCAGCCCATACTCGTCTCTGTACTCCTCGAGTTCGATCGTTTCCATTACCATACAATACACCATCGATTACGGCCACTGCATGACCCTGCACTATCAACATAAACCTACCCACTGGATTATGCTCGATAAATGATTTCAGGGTATATCCGACATCTGACTTTTTATAATGCACATTCTTCAAAACCTTTTTATTAACAGATCCGGCAATTGAAGTCTGCCAATGGCTTTTTTCAGGATGAGCTCCAATGAATTTAATTCGATATCCATTGAATTTCTCACCGATAATGTTCTTGGCAAATATCGTCAGGTAAGTACCTTGTCGATCTTTTCGATTCAATTTGGTACGTGCAATATCATGTGCAGCCTCATATGGTATATCTAATACACTCATCAATGATAACACTACACAATCGTTGGTTTCCTGTTTTGCCAGATTTGATTGCTTGGCTAGATCATCGTAATTGCAGAAAAAAGCTTTGTCAACTTGCTTCCCAAATACAGTGTCAATGATTTTCTTATCTTTTACTTTCATACTTAAAGATAAGAAGCCTGAATCAAACTACCAAATCATTCTTCAGATTTTTCCTGATTTTCTTCAAGTTTTTTAATACCCCAATGAGGTTTGCGTTCAAAATAAGGCCCTTTCTTAATACGCTCTGCCAACAGAGCTTTACGCACTGGTACTGCCGGTACAATTTCATTGGTTTCCGGATCGATACGCACTTTCTTAACCGATCCATTACGATTACCATACAGTATGTAAAAGCAATTATGACAACAGAACTCTTGATTGTCCAATGCAAAATTGAAAGGATTTTCATCTCGCTGCAGTAGATACAAAGGTACTGTATAGTCTATGGTACGTGCTTGCGCGTATCCACAATGATCGCAACGCTCTTGCTTCCAGCCTTCATGTATCAATCGATATTTGAATCGCGATTGCGCATACTTAGGATGTTTGTTAAGCAGTATATCCGTCATTTCATACGCTTGAAAATGATGTTTAATTTTCTTCGATCGATATCGAGTACTCGGATATTTTCTACGAATTTCCTTACCAACTTGCTTGTGTAGCTCGAAAAGAGACAAACCTGAATCGCTATCGAAATATCGAAGAGCATAACGTCTCCATGTAGCGTAGTCGATATTAAGCCACGCTGCTGCCTCGGCATTGGAAGTAGAATTTTCCATGGCATATCGAATCTGCGATTCTGTTAACTGATATGCGCGAGTTGCATTGATCGATTTCATAAATTAAATTGTTTCGGAACTGAATAGTACATATACGTTTATTATATATATATACAGTATACAAGTAAACAGTATTGAACTACTATATAGCGCGAGTAAATACAGTATATATACAGTACATATATAGAGCGAGTAAATGATGTAGCGTATATATATAGCGCGAGTAACAGAATCGCTGCAATACTATTGAAATTTATATAATTTAGTATATATATAGCGCGAATATATACAGTACATATATAGAGCGAGTAAATGATGTATCTGCACTTGCTAGCGCGAGTAAAAGTCATATAGAATCAATTGAATCTATATAAAAAATTTGATAGATGCAAATATTTTTTCGTAACTTTTCCTATCCACCCCCAATACTATTAAATACACCTTCGCACACCTATCAATCTTCTACGTACACCTTCGTTCGGAAAATTTCTATTCTCTAGTTAATCACCTGATAAACTACACTTTCGACTCGATATACGTGACTCTAGTAATTTAATTACATCTAGCGAACGTACAATACTCTGGCATTGATCATGCTTGTATAATACAGTACTAGTTCAATACAAATATATTTAGTATGTATGTATATATAACTAGCGTATATATAGTATACTGTATACATTTAATACATTTAATTGAAACGTGCTTGTCTAGCACGTTACCTGGCAGATTCAGGATGTAATAAACAGTTTATCTAGACGACTTTACTAGCAACACTTTCGGATTGATACCTAATTGAAAAGCAATGTCCATTCTAGTATTGCCTCCGAAGATTCTTCGCTGTCCTGTATTAAACTCAATTACAATAGGCATGTCCATTGGTTCATTTTGCTCAAAGCGATTATACATATTATCCAGAGTTTTTTCATTGCGATACTTCGGGTAGGATCTATAACCTTTAATCAAACTTAAAAGCTCTTCTTTGCTGTCAGTGCGAGATCTATACGCTATACGTGCATCTTCACTTGGAGTTATTGTTACTACTTGCGCTTTGCGTGCTGCTTCTAAAAATTCTTCTTCAGAATCAAAGAAATCATGATTTTTCAGTTCATGCTCGATTTTAAATTCTTTTTTGAATGAGTCTGTTGACGGTTTGACCCAGCTGGTATATTGTACAGATTCTTTTAATAGATCGAGTAGTTTGATCATAATTTTATTACTTTAACATTGCTGCTGCTTCCAGTCGCGACTGGTCCAGTCGCTTTTTCAATTCATAATACCCAGTATCAACGGAAAAGTTTTCATTATCTAAATTCTTGAGTATGTCGTATGGATCTGTTAGAATGATTGCAGTTGGTGTGTATTTTGTGTCAATTAACAAAGTTTCTTCTTCTTCATAATCAGATAAAGCTCGTACAAAATGAGTATTAAATAGTAGGTTTGGATTCTTCTTACTAATTTCTGCTGTAATTGGAAATAGCTTTTGTTTTATTAGATTTTTGTATCGATTTCCTGCTCTGGCCCCGACAGCAAATATTTCAGCATCTACCATTTCAACACTAAAACTAAGATACCCTGTTGATCCCTTTGATTGTATTGTAATTTTTGGATCGTCAATTACAAAAATACCACGACTCTGTTGTTGCAATTTACCGTTATCAATTGCTTTAAGCAGTGTGTCAATCCCTATTGTCGTACCTCTGTAGGCGAAACCACCCCTACCTCGGTTGAACTTATTTGGATCTAGTATCTTTGGAAATTTTGATTTAAGTTGCAGTAGCTTTTTTAGTATATTAACATCAATATTTTTAACTACACCTTGAGAAAAGTAATCACTTAGTGCTTTGAGTAGCTTTTTTTCATCTTCTGTGTTTGGTTCTGTTTTTGATATTAAGTCATCTAGGAACTCTACATTAACTAGATACTCATCCTTAGGGTCTGCAAATAGCTGATTGCCGTATTCAAATTCTTTTAGTAAGTCGATTAATCGTATCATACTAATAAATATGATCCTTTAATTAAATATCCGTACGCTTAAGTAAATTATTCATGGTTCGCACCAAATTACCTAACTGATATACATCGACAATTGCAGCTGATTTACCATACATAAATTTGAACGCGTTCGCAGCTTTAGACCCATCTCGACCAATAAAATATGCCAGCACATTGATGTTATCTTTTTCAAATTTCTTAATTTGGTTACGAGTATGATTCAATGCAAACGTACCACTATATGAATACTTTGTAGTAGCAAATCCAGGCTCGCCGTCGGAAATGTTAATAAAATAAACGTCTTTCGATTTTGATTTCGATATTATATGTTTTCGAATCGATTCAAAGCAAAGCCCTTCAGGGGTTGTTCCTGCGGGATATATTGACGATAAACTGTTTCGTAATTGATTAATTGTATTTTGTTTAGATTGATATACAATCCAATTAACTGGATACTTCGCATCACCAATGTGCACTGTACAGCGAATTGAAATTTCACACTCCACATTGCTTAACATACTAGCTGCTTTTGCAATAGCGGCCGTAGTGCGTATTGTCGACGACCAATTTGAGCCAGCCATACTACCCGAGGCATCTATATCTATATGAATAAATGACTCTTTACTAGTAAAAATTAATGTATTTGAAAAAATTCTTTCGCTATCAAACCCTAACTCGGACAACAGTCTACGGTCAATTTTTCCAGAATTTAATCTGGTTGTTTTAATTGTTCGCTCTTCATTTCGCGATTGCAGCTTACGGCCTAGCATTGCGCCTATTCGAAAACCTTCTTCTACTTTAACATTACATTTTGTATTCAACTGAATGTAACTGTCCATTAGTTTTTTATTGATATCAGTCCATCCTGTAAGCATGATCGATCTTACCGGAGTGATATATCCATCAATCTTCACATCTTCAAAATGCGTGCCGTCTTGAGCCAATGCATTAATTACATCAGAGTCACGTTCATTTATATTCTTCTTTGCAACTTTATTATCCAAAAAATCTCTTTGTTGAGATATTGCCTTTTCCAATCTTTTAGATTCGCGATCATTTAGTTCGTGTGTCGGAGAAAGTATTTCAGTATCTTCATCTTGCTCTTCGTTTTGCTCTTCATCTTGATCATCGATTTGATTGTCATCTTGCTCTTCATCTTGCTCTTCATCTTGATCATTTGATTGATCATCGATTTGATTGTCATCTTGATCATCTTGATCGTCAATTCGATCATCTTGATTAGATTGATCAGGCTGAGTATTATTTTGGATATTGTTAGTGACATTAGATTGAGCATGCGTCGCTACCAATAAATAAATCAAATCAAGAACTTTAGTCGTTAATGTCAATGTATCTTGAGTACTTGTCAAACGACTAATGTTTTGTAAATCAATTAATCTCCAAATTTTAGCAAGGCCTGGTAACGCACGCAAGTTGCGATTTGGGTTAGTAAAATTAATGATATGATTAATGTAATTGTCTACAGTGACATCGCTCCATTGATTTTCTTTTAAAGCTCGATCAATCATTTTATCATTGAAATACTTATCATACATTGCCTGATAGTAACCGCGATACCCTTTAGCAGTCGTCATTACGTAATAGTCAATTCTTCGGTCTTCAATGATATTGGATACAGTCTTAAAATTTCGAATTACTTGATACTCTGATATTGACGCTTGATCTGAATTACTTGGCCAATACAATGAAGATTTTGTATCTTTAAAAAGGCTATTTACTACAGATCTTAAAAGCTTGAAATCAGTTAAGGAGCAATGACTAGCTTCATGTAAAGCTAAACCAACTGTCGAGTCAAACAATTTCTGATCTAGTTTTGAAGAAATTACAATTGTATTGCCATTGGTATACGATTCATTTCGACTCGAAAATTTAACGTTAAGATCGTTTCGCTTCGTTAAAATCTTTACGAAATTTGCAATTGCACGCTTATATCCTGCCAATTCAAACATGTTAAGATTTGACTCGGATTTTTCTAAAGTTTGAATAAATCCAGAATCAAGCCAAAATTTCGAAGAGTGCCATGATTGTTTATTTGCCATAATTTAATTTCTATATCTAAAGATAAGTAAATATAATCAATCTACCAAATTTATTTGAAAAAAAGTGGGGCCGAAGCCCCACCTTAAAACCAAACAGCAAACAGAAATTTTTAATATGGATTAACGGCTACGTCTGAGGTATTGAGAATATCTTCAACAGACTCTTCAGGATCGCCATATTTTTGTACTAATTGCCTTACAAACGTCCTTTCAGAGTCAATACCTCCGTCATTGGTAAAGTATGGATATATTGACACTTCCGAAGCCTCTATCAATGTAAATCCGTCTTGTATTAGCGATGCTACTTCTACACACGCTCTAGTTGATAGTGAAGTACTCAATTTAGAGTTATCGCTTTGATATTCAGATCTGATATCAGCTGCAATACAAGAGATCTGCGTCAATACATTAACATCTACCAATGGAAATTTCATTGCTAATAATTGGCATTCGTCAGATTGACTTAGCTGCTCCATTTCAATAACAGTAAATCGATCCAGTAGCGCTCGGTCCAGTACTCGCGTCGCAGTATATTCGCTTCCAATATTCGCAGTAGCTATGAAACATACACCTGGAGCTACTTTAATAGTCGGCGTACCATCTTTTTCATCTAATCGCAAATATCGTTGTTCTAAATCTAATACAGTCATTAGAATGTTCCACGCTTCTGGATGAGCTCGAGACAATTCATCTAAAAGTATAACCGAATTTTCGGTTTGTATAGCTTGAACAAACAATGATTCTGAAAAGAATGTACCCTGGTCTTTTGAAAAGTGCGTATTACCAATTAATACAGATCTAGGATCTTGAGTAGCGCCTAAGTTGAAATAAAAGCTGGGTCGTTTCAATGAATCGGATAAGTATTTTGCAGTCATTGTTTTACCTGAGCCCGCAGAACCTACCATCATAATGTTTTTGCCGCGAATAGCCGAACGAACCAAATACTTCCATTTCAAATCGCTTATTATAAGCTCTTTTGGCTTGAGCGAGATTGATGAATTGATAGTATCGATAACCGTTTGCGTTTCAGTCGCGACTAAATTCATAACTAAATCTTCGAGCTTCGGCGCGCGGGGCGTGGATTGAATTGCCCATTTATCGGTCGCCGTATCATACACTAGATTTTTCTTTAATTGTAATGCTACGCGCCGAAGTTCTCGATCGATTTGCGAAGATACATCTTCACCTTCTAGTGTTACGGCTTTGATGAACCGACCTGATTGGAATGCTGTTGCTGTTTTCATATTTGGTTTATTAATTTATACTTAAAGATAAAGAGAATTGTTCAATCTACCAAATTTATTTACATAGTTGATCTAAATTAGTTGCGCCACGATATGGAAATGTTATTGCAGATTGCTTGATAATGTTACATTCATTCAATGTAAAATCTGCTTGTATGTATTTACCAAATTCAGGCGCGAATATCATACATGTTACTCTGTTCCCAACTATTTCTTTAACGGTCTGTATCGTACCATTTAATTTGCGATAATTTGATTTGGTGTTAATTTTTGCCAACATATTACTTTGATTTTAATTTTTATACTTAAAGATAAGTATAAAAAACCAAAGTACCAAATCAATTCTATAATTTAAACTCCTTTAGACTTGAGTGCTTGTTTGAGACCATCAGCCTCGATGGTACCGAAATTCCTCCATTCAAGTTGAATTGGATTTGTTATTATAAGTTCACTTGCAGGCATATCACTACCAACTATCCAACACTCTGATTCTCTGAAGCCAATGATAGCATCTAGGAAATCAGGGTTCATAAGCACTTTATCCTTTACATCTTGTATATCTACAACTACTATAATAGGATACCTGCCATTTTCAAGTATAGCGGATATATTACCTGCTGGGAAACTCTGTGCTATTCTCCAATCAGTTGACATGGATATAAAGTCTTTTGCGCGTGATGCTATTGTTCTTGATACACCTTTTAAAATCAGCCGATTATCGCCATGTCCTTCTTTCTTAATTTCTGTTGCATCTTGCACTATTTTAATAAGACTATTCATATCCATAGTCATACCTCGATATAATGTAGTTATATGACTAGGAGGCATAAGTATGTTTGGGAATTTATTCCGTATTGAGAGCAGTTCTCTTAGCATATCTGGAGTAATGTCTTTCTTATTACTGCCGTTGAGATATGTTTTAATTGCGTTTAATAAATAGGTTTCATCATTGGTATTTGACTCATAATCATTGCTATACACTCTACGCATAAATGCTGACCATTCAGTACTATTCCCGCGAGAAACTATTGGATCATCGGGATCAGCAAAGAGTTTTTTACCGAATTCAAATTCTTTTAATAAATCTATGAGTTTGATCATAGATCTTTTGACTCGATAAGAGTGTAAGTGAAGGATGTGAATCCGGCTTGATTTGCTTTTCTAACAATTTCCATCATAGCATCAAAATCAACTTCTCTTTTGAACACCTGACATCCTTCAGACCAGTTTTCAACGTATGTTGAGTCTTTACCTGCTTTGTGGATGTTGATACCAAATACACCTTCTTGAATTTTAGTTTCATCATAAGTCATATCGCGGTTTGCATCGCGATATACTTTTACATTTCTGATTTGTTTTAGGGCATCGTACTTACCTTGGTGTTTACCTAGGAAATGGGAGTCAATGTATTGACCAGGAACTAAACGAGCAACACCAGCTGCATTGTGGTATTCCTTAACACCTTTAGTGCCAGGATCGGTTGTGATAGTCCATTCTTTATATACCCATTGACCGCCTGCTTGATAACTTAAAGTGAGTTTATCATCAAATACATTGGTTACTTTTTTACCAGTGTCAGAGTTTCTTACTCCAACTAAATTTAGATGATAATCTTTACCTTCAAACCATTTGTATCCTTTTGC